GCAACAGTATACATTATCTGGAAATGTCTCACCATGTTTAGACACTTATGTCCCAGGAGGTGCAGAATTTTCTTGGACACAATTATTATTGCGTTGGTTGGGTTATCAATAATTCCTATCGCGCTACTAGCTGTTAGATGGATGTTGCATGAGTGGGAACGCACAAAAGCTCCTCATGTCCCATATTGTGCTAGAACAGTAAACGAGCGTCCAAGTGAATTGTATGATTACCTAATGACATATGCTATTTGGCAAAGGAGAGATCAAAGTACTCTTGCCACATTATTATCTTGTGCCCGGGCGTGGGCACAAGCAGACGACTCTAAGCGTAGGGCCATGGCAGCTGATAATTTGAAAAATACTAAGGTGGATTACGTACCATGGCCTATTACAGAATGCCGTATTCGTTCCACTGAATGGTATTCTGAGGAAATAACATACGCAGTTACTCGGGCTATGACCATTACGCCCCAAGAACGTGAGTTGTATGCATCACAGAAACTGGTGGAATCAGAAGAATTTCAAACAGTTTCAAATTTCGGATTGAAGTCAAACTTATCGGCGGCCGCTCCGGACGTGCAAGAGATTCAGGCATTGCTCCTGTAATCCCAGAAGGCATGCACATCCGAGAGAAAAAGCCGCTGATTGCAGACAAATATCCGGAAGTCATATCTCCACTAGGAATCTTGCGCCGACCAGCCATGGTTTTTCCAGCCGATACTAAGCTTAATGAGAAAGTTGCCCTCACTAAGCGGCACCTGGTCAAACATGTGCTGGTAGGCGCGTCGAATAAGACTCTATCCAGATGTAAGATCTATGCTAGAGCACTTGGTAGAAGATTTCGTGGAGTTAAGAAACTGAACATCGGGCAGTTTCTCAGTTACTATAAAGGCAACAAGCTACGGAAATATCAGCAAGCCGCCGTTCACGTCACCACTAACCGTGTTACTCGTAGGAGTGCATTAGTTAGGTCCTTTACCAAATCTGAACCTTGGTATTTGGCTAAATTCGTGCGGAAACCTCCGAGGCTAATCCAGCCTCGGAGTCCTGAGTACAATATCAGCTTGGGACTATATTTAAAAGCACTAGAACATGCCATATACAAGTTCAGAGGATTCAAGCACCAACGAGCGGGTAGGAAAATAGCGAAAGGACTAAACATGCACGAACGAGCATTGCTCATTCGTAAGCGATGGAATGAACTACGCCATCCAGTGGCTTTGACCTTGGATTGTCACCACTTTGATGGCCATGTCACTCCAGATATGCTAAGGATAGAGCATAGTGTGTACCTTCATGGATTCAATTTTGATAAGCATTTGCAATCTCTACTATCTTATCAGATTGAAAACAAGGGTATTACTAAGCACGGAATTAAATACACTGTAGTTGGCACCCGTATGAGCGGTGACATGAATACTGCACTAGG